GGATCCCCATCAAGAGGACCCGCGGAGGGTTTGCCACCAGGGCGGAGGCGCTGGCATACTGCCCCACACTGAAGGCCGGAGGCATGTTGAAGCCGGAGACGGCGCCGCCCCTGGAGTATTACTGGAAACTGTACGAAAAGAACGAGCTGGCCGGGCTCAGCGACTCGAAGCAGACCGCATATACCATCGCCTGGAATAAGCTGCAGCACCTGCATGAAGTACAGGTGGATCAGCTGACGGTCTCCGATCTGCGGGACGCCGTAGCCTCATCCTGTACTACGTACTACCCAGCGAAGGATTGCCGGACGGTTCTCAGTACCTTGTACAAGCTGGCCGCCGCGGATGGTTTCGCAAACAAGGATCTGCCAACCTTCATCCAGCTGCCGAAGCTGACGGAGAAGGAGCAGGAGCCCTTCAGCGATGTGGAGCAGGCGAACCTCTGGAAGCTCTACGAAGCCGGAGACCTCCGGGCCGCCATCCCGCTGCTGATGATCTACACCGGCATGATGCCGGGCGAATGCTTCGACCTGACGACCGACATGATCCGCCTGGAAGACCGCCAGATTGTTGGTGCCGGAAAGAAGACCACCGTCCGCCGAAAGACGCCGGTCACCATCGCCGCCGTGATCGTTCCCGTTCTGGAGGATCTGATGGCCCACGCCCGGCCCTCAGGGCGCATCTTTGGCACCTCTGAGGACAGATGGCGGGAAGACTATTATGCCGCACTGGAGGCCGCAGGATGCCGCAAGCTTGCCCCGTATTCCTGCCGTCATACCACCGCCACCGCCCTGGCTATCACGGAGGGCATCGCACCCCAGACCATCAAGAAAGTCATGCGCTGGTCCACCACGAAGATGCTGGACCGCTACGCCCATCCCGGGCAGGATGATGTCCTGGCGGCGGTTGACGCCATAGGAAGGTAAACGAACTACCGACCCGTTACCGACATCGCGCAGCAGAAAGCCTTGTTTTCCGTCTTTTCGTTCTCCCCTGCTAAGGGAGTAGGATCCGTTGAGGGTCGCCCGGGTTCAAATCCCGGCTTCTCCGCTTAAATGCCCGCAGATCAACGGTCTGCGGGTTTTCTTATGCCTTCGCCGTCAGCATCAAATCCGGCGCTGAAATGCAGAAAAATGCGGCGGACTACCGACTTACTACCGACATGGAATTCTTCAAAATATCCCCAACTACCGACATGACACTACCGACAAATAAAAAAATCGCCCCGGGATCACTCCCGGGGCATGTCTTATTCCTCGTCAGGCGGTTGGATTGTCAAATCGTTGGCGGCGTCCTTGTGGTACTGCATCGTACTGATCCCCAGAAGAGCGCCCAGGAAGGCGTCCACCGCTGTGATGGTCCCGACGATCTCTTCCGCCAGGGGAAGATTCCAGATCCTCGCCAGGGCGAAGTACAGCGTGCCGACCGCCGGCAGCAGAATCTGCGCAATGAACTTCAGAACATCATACATCCGATTGCTAAGCTTCATGGTCATGTCCTCCTTCTTACTGTACAGCGTGGGCTTCCACCGGATGCGCTTCCGGCGGGATGGATGGCAGCGCCCGCACCTGGTTGTATATGTCGCTGATCACGTTGTTGGGCCCCAGTGTTTCGTACTGGGTGTACATGTTTTCGACATTGTCCCGGTCGCCGGCGCTGATCCAGCCCCGGGCCAGGTAGTGGTTGAAGGCCTGCAGCAGCCTGTCCCGCAGCAGGGCCTGGACGCCCAGCATGGTAGCCTTGTTCTGGGCCTCCATCCGTGCGCTGGCCTCCTCGTTTTCGCCGACCCGTTTCTCCAGCGGGCGTTTCAAGAATACCGCGATCAGCACGCCCACGAGACCGGAGATGATCCCGGAGACCCCGCAGACGGACAAGATCTGTGACAGTTCCATCAGTCGCTTCCCCCTTCTTCCGTCATTGTTGCCCCCGTATAGTTCCCCACCAACGCCTCCGCGTGGTGTTTCGCCAGGTGCGGGATGACAACGGTGTACAGCACCGTCCCGCCGCCCTTCAGCGCCTCATCAATGGCCGCCCATGTCAGCTTCCCGCAGATCCCGTCAGCCACCAGCGGCGGGTGATCCTGCTGGAACTTCTTCACCTCTGCCATGGTGTTGGTCCCGGCCTTCCCGTCCGCGCCGGTCCGGCCCACATCGTACCCCAGCCGGATCAGATCCTCCTGGAGCTCCTTCACGTAGGCCCCGGAAGCGCCTTTCCTGATCGTCGGCTTCGTAACAACCGGCATCGGAACATCTCCTTCCATTCCCACCGGGACGGCCCAGTGCGTCCAGCCCCTGTCCGTGATCCGGCCCTCCTTGACCTCACCGCTGCAGTGGATTACACGCCCACCGCCCACGTAGAGGCCCGTATGCGTCATGGTCTTGCCCTTCTGCATGAACACGCAGCAGACCGCCTCCGGGATCCCGCCGCTGATGGTTCCCTTCGCTGTCCAGTTGCCGGCGGTGTTCCACTGGGAGGTGGCCCCCGCCCCGTTCAGGCTGATGCCGATCCGCGCCAGCACCCACCGGGTGAACCCACGGCAGTCAAAGGCCAGCGTGACCCCGCCAGGATGCCACCGGCAGCCCGTGCAGTCCGCCTGCTTCCCGCAGCACACCGGGCACCTGCGCAGGATCTCCTCCGCCTCCGCCGTCGGGCAGCTGCCCCGGCCGGAATAGGCCTTCCGGGTGCTGACGGTGCACTGCTGGCCGTAGGCGCCCCAGATGTAGGGCCAGCCCATGCAGGCCTCCGCGATCCGGACCGCCAGCGTGGCCTTGCTCATGCCCTCCGCCCGCCAGGTCTCCATCAGGGCTTTCACCGCGATGTATGTGTTCATCTTTCAGCCCTCCGTTGGGTCCACAAATTTCCCTTTGTTGACTCAAATGCGGGTTGGGATTTGCACCCAACATGACAGCCTTTACCAAGATCGAGGGTCGCATGGCTTTCGCCCTTATTCTCTCGGAGTAACGTTACCTCTCCGATGGTGGCTGTCTCCCTGTAACACGTCTACCTATTCCGTCACCGCATTGTTTCCCTTTGTTGACTCAATCTTCGTTTTCCGAATTGGTTTCTTCCTTCGGTTTTACAGTGAACAAAACAGACCCATCGTCCGGGAATGTCAATTCAATATGCCCACACTCAAAATCATCCGGAATGATTTTTTGTATAAAATTTATCATCCGTTCCTTGTCCGTCATGTACCTCTTCCCCCTTTGTTAACCTTATTTGTACCGCTTTACCTCATCGTCCGGCATACTGATGAGGATTCTGATCTCGTCACGTAGTTGCTCCAATGTGATACGCCGATCAAAAGCAAATTCAAACAACGCAGGGCAAGGACATTCGGATTCCAGTTGGGCAAGGCGTTTCGCTTCTTCGATAATCTTTTTGCCGTCCATGTACGTTACCTCTTTCCTTTGTGGCATCAATCTGATGTTTATGTAAGGTACATACTTACTTGTGCCAACACATAGGTTGCATTTCTATATGCTCCGTTGTTGCGGACATAAACTTTTCCGTTTTTGAAGATTCTCAATTCTCCTATAACGTTTGAAGACCCGTCATAGTATTGGCAAAGGCATCGCACATCATCAGCAAACGTGTATGGGAGTTGAAACCCACTTGACGGAATTTCTCCAGAGCTGTTCATAAAATACAGCATGGCTACTTTACCGACAAACCGAATTAAACCTATGTTCTGGATGTCATAGTAAGAAGTCGATACATCGCTCTTCATCGCAAGTTCTTCCCATGCGCTCCAAGAACCATTATTCCTGCGATAATACACCTTTGTATCAGATATACAGAACGCCATCTGTGCCAAAGTCGTTGAATTAACCGCATAGGTGTACACGATACACCAATCATGCGGTCGGTTGCTTGTGCTATCGTTGGCATATACAACTCCGGGGGTTGTTACCGTGTTCAAATCCGAAGCGGTAGCCGGAGTTGTCAAGTTCGACAAAGCTTGATTTGTGGTACCAGCGAAAGCATCGATTTTGTCGGAGTTCGCATTGATCACGCTGACCAATGCTTTGTCTGTTCCAGCCGGTTTTACGAGATCCAGATTTGTAGTGTTAGCCATCTTTCATGTCCTCCTTACTCCTTGAAATCCGCCAGGCCTTCGAGGATCTCAACCTCGTAGCCGGAGACCTTGACGCCCTCAGCGTCACGGAAAACAATCGGCGTGTCGATCGCCACCTCGACCTCCGTCTTCAGCAGCTCCTCCCGGCCTGCCTTCAGTTGCTTGAGGCCTTCCTTCTGATCGGCAAAAAGAATGGTGCCGTCGTCGCTAACGGCACCACCCAGGTCTTCGATCAACTTTTTTTCTTCTTCTGCATAGAACTCGTAATTCGGTTCCAGCAGCTTCTTCAGACTGAACAGCTTCCGCGCCGTTGCGCTACTGTTCATCCTAACCGCGTTCAGCCTCGCTACGATCTGGGCCGCGCTCACGGCCCGCTCCAGGGTCATCTTCATGTTTTTCTCCTCCTTTTAGTTACCGTATCTTGTCGTATAGCGTCCCGGTGTACCTGACGGGCATGCCGCTGGAGTCCACCGTGTAGAGCGCTCCGGAATGCACCGCGAATTTGCCTTCCCCGGCAGCCACCCCGGCGTTGTACGGTTTGGAACAATCCACCGCCTGTAGCGATGTAGTCCCGCCGTCCCTCCTGGTGACTGTTGCGGAGTACAGTGTCGCCGTGATCGCACTGCCCAGCGTGCATCCAACCGGCGCCCCGTCCTGGGAGGACTGCTGATACCCCTGTGTGTAGACGCCCCTTGCATCAACTATGATCGTTCTGATACCTTCACCTTCGTCATTGTCAACGGAGATTGTTGATTGATGCGTACTCCCCTCAAGTTCAGCCTTGATCTCAGCATTTGTTTTGTTAACCGTGATCGCACCGGAGTCCGTGGTTTTATAAACCGTTGTCCCGGAGTTGTCGGTCATGTCCACATGGAATTTATCGCCGCTCCAATAGCCGTTTAGCATAAATGAAGCGGCTGACTTAAAATTTACGGTAGTGCCATTTGAAAGGGTCATACTCGTTACCGATCCTCCGGCAACTGTGTAGGCCGTCACGGTGTTCCCGCTCAGCTTCCACAGCCCCGCCGTCCGCAGGTTGATAACGGTTTCGTTCCCATTCTTGTCCAGCATTGCCAGGCTGGTCATGGTGACCTTGCCCGCAGGCGTCACCCGGAAGGGTGCGCTGCCGCCGGCGGTGGCCCCGGCCCACATGACATAGTCGTTGGCCGTGGAGTCCACGCCGTACCCGGAGCTCTTGACTCTGAACTGGCTGCCAGACTCGATCCGCACGTACTTGCTGCCGGAGATCAGCACACCCGCTGCCGCGATGTCGATCCCGCTCTGGATCTTGTAGGCATTGTTGGTCACGTATGCGCTGATGGCTTCCGCGGTCTGCTCCGTGGTGGAGTAGTCCGTCAGCTTCGTGTTGGTGTAGCTTTTCGCAGAGTTGACGATGGCGTCCGCGGTCTGCATGGAGCTGGTCTGCTTGATGTATGCCCCGTCCCCGGCCACGCCTGCCTGGCGTACCGCTTCGGATACGATGGCATCCGCTGTCTGGTAGCTGCTGGTCTTGTCCAGCTTCCCGCCTTCCGCGGTGGTGGCCCGCAGCACTTCCTGGGCGATCCGGTCGTAGGCCACCGTCAGGCTGGCCCGCTGGATGTTCAGCTCCCCGTCCAGGGTGTCCGCCTTCTGCGCCAGGATCGTCACCTGTTCGCTGGTCTGATCGATCAGCGTCCGGTTCTGGAGCGTCGCGCCGTAGTCCCCGGTCTGGACCCATCTCGTCCCCGTCCAGGTATAAACACCCGCGCCGGCGACCTCGTCCCAGGTCAGCTCCGCCAGTTCGTCCCAGGTGTACTCCGCCGCGTCGTTCCAGGTGCCGTCCCCGGATGCCTTCGTCCAGGTGTCCCCGGCGTTCAGGCTGATGGAGCTGTCGTCCGCCGGATCCGTCAGCCGGGTGTAATTCGCCGTCTTGCTGTTGACGCTGGACACCGCGCTGCGGATCTGCTCCGCCTGGACATCCAGTTCCGCGGAGAATTCCGACACTTCCCCGCTGAGCGTGTCCACCAGGCTCTTGTCCGCCTTCAGGGTCACCGCGTAGGCCGTCTGCCGGATCTCCGTGGTCAGTTCGTCCACGATCAGGTTGTCGTAGAGGATCTTCCATTCCTCTCCCGTCCAGACGTACATCCTGTACTGGCCCGCAACCTGGTCCCATGTCAGGTTCCCGACATGATCCCATGTGAATTCCCCGATATCGTCCCAGGTGTTGTCCTCCACAGGCTCGATCCAGATGTCGCCGACCTGCAGGTTCTCGTGGCTGGGCTCCGTGTCGCTGTAGAAAATGGCCCCGTATCCCAGCTGCGTGATCCGGCTGGACAGTGTGTTGATCGTCTGCGTGATGGTCGATCCGCCGGTCCAGTCGCCAATGACGCTCTGGATGTAGGTGTTGGATGAAATGTCCTGGACCATCAGCTTGTTGACGAAGGCTTCCCTTGCCCACAGCTGATCCACGTCAATGATGTTGGCCGTGATGGAGTACATCAGCGCGTGGCTGGCCGTCAGGTTGTTGGTGGTCAGGTTCTCCGCCAGGATGTCCGTATCCATGACCAGCTGCCTGCCGTCGTTAGTGTGCCCGCTGGTGATCTCTTCCTGGCTGACGCTCCGCTGTGTGGCTGTCACGTTCCCGTTGAGATCCACGTCGATGGCGTAGAAGTTTCCGTTGCTGGCCTGCACCACCAGGTCGCCCACCGTGGCCCCGATCATCTGGGCGTACCCGACGCTGAGTCTGGGCACGTACAGCTTGTTGGCCAGTCCTGCCTGGATCACCGCCTGCCCGAAGTAGGCGCTCCCCGCGGTCAGATCCTTGACCTGGGCGTAGTGAATGTCCGCGCTTTCGATGGTGGCGCTGGCGATGTCCGCGATCTGCAGCGTCGCCTGGATGGCCGTCAGGTCGTCCGTGTCAATCTTCGCCGCCGTGATGGCGCCCGCGCCGATCTTTTCCGCCGTAATGGCCCCGGCGGCTACCTTCTCCGCTGTCACCGCGTAGGCGTCCAGGTGCGCCGTCTCAACGGCCCCAGCCGCGATCTTCTGCGCCGTGATGGCGTTGGCTGCCACCTTTTCGGCCGTCACCGCGCCTGCGTTGATCTCGTCCGCCGTCACGCATCCCGCAGCCAGCAGCTGCGTCTCGATGCTCCGGCTGGCGATCTTGTCCGCCGTGATGGAGTTGGCCTCAATCTCCCGGGCCGTGATGGCGTTTGCCTGGATATTCTGCCCTCCCACGGCTCCCGCCGCCAGGGCCTTCCCCGTCACCGCCCCGCTCTTGATGTCGTGGCTTGCAACGGTGCTTTTCACCTTGTTCTTCCCGAACTTGCACTTCTCATACCGGCAGAGGATCGGGTCGAAGGTGTACCCCGTCAGCTGGATGACCTCGCTGATCCCCAGGGGTCCGTTGTCCACCTGTACCCATTCCCCCGGGGCTGCGTTCCGCAGCGCCGCGTAGGGAGCGTATTCCTCCGTATCCGGCAGGTGGATCCAGTCCACCTCCAGGGTGATCTCCGCCGTGTCGCATTCGTCGATATTGAATCTGTTGGCCGCCGCTTCCCGCATCCGGGCGAAGACCGTCTCCTGGTCCAGCTTGATCTTGGTGCCGTCGCTCTGTTCTTCCTCCGTGCCCACCTTCAGGCCGGTGTTCAGAACCTCCGGACGAACAAAAGGCACCGTCCGCACGGTGTCGATGTGTTCCTCCGGCAGCAGCAGCGTGTTTCCGTCCTCCGTCTGCGCCGTGGGGTAGATCCGTGTCACCATGTCCGCCACGGAGCCGTCCCAGTCCACCGCCTGCATGTTTGTGCCGTATGTCACCTTGTAGCGGGGGTCCGGCTCTTCGCTCTTCAGCAGGAACACGTCCAGGTCGTTGCGGATCATGTGCCCGCTGGTGGCCTGCAGGAGCCCCGCCTTCGGGTCAAGGATGGCGTTCTGCGCGTTCTTCCAGCTCCAGTCCCCGCTGACCGTCTCCTCCGTCAGGTTGGTGTAGATCTCCCCGCCGTAGGGCTCCTTCATGGCGCCCTTGATCAGCATTACCGCCGTGGCGGGGTTGACGCGCACCAGGTTGCAGTCCCCCAGGATGATCCGCCCCAGCTCGTAGCTGACGTGCTCCGCGTGGAGGCTCAGCTGCTTCCCGTCCGTGCTCTTCTGGATCTCGGTGATATAGAAGCTCTGCTCCTCGATGGTCTGCGCCGGAATGATCCGCTCCTCCGTCTGGCTCATGTCGGTGCATTTGGCTATCTGGATGAACCCTTCATGCCCGGCCATGTCGGAGGCCTTCATGTAGGTGTCGTTGAAGTCCCCGGTCTTGAAGACCATGTCTCCGCTGTTCAGCGTTGCCAGGGTCTTTCCCGGTTTTCCGACGGTGTTTGAGATCTCCGTCCACCAGGAACTGGAGGACGGCGGCACCTGTACAAGCGGGCTGCTGGCGTCGTATGCGACGCACTCGTAGTTCTGGTTGGCGTATGTGCATTTGTCCCCGACACTGTAAATGGCCTGCGTGCTGCTCGCCTGGCTGAACCGCCAGGGCGAATAATAGATCCGTCGCAGCGTCGGGACCTCGCCGTAGAGCGGAACGTTTGCCGCGTTCACCTGCCAGTAGCTCACCGTCCCCAGCGTGATCGCGCCGACCTCCTGCTTCGGCACCGTGCAGCGGAGGATCATCCCGTAGTCAACCGTGATCCCCTCCGGCATGGGCATATCCACGTCCAGATCAAAGCGCCCGTTGTCCTGATAGGTCACGGAGGCTTTCGCTGCGTGGATCTCAATGCCCCGCCGGCTGTAGTCCGTCTGCCCCTTCGGATAAAGCTGGATCATTCCCTCACCCCGCTCAGATGAATCTGCTCCTGGGCGCCACCGTCAAACTGGACGCCCCTGTGTATGTGATGATGTTCTCCCCCGGCAGCAGCTTCGGGAACTTCCCGCTGCAGGCGTTCATGATGGGCACGCCCCCTGTCAGGATCCACTGGTTCTCACAGTCCACGATCATGCCGTCCGTGGCCTCCGGGATGGTCAGCGTCCTGTCCCAGATCCGGATGGTCACCGTCCCGCTGCCGTGGATGGTGATCAGCGGGAAAGCCTCCAGCGTGCCGGAACACTCGATGCTCTCCCCGCTCTCCGCCAGGGTGATGTCCTCCTCGCTGATCAGGTGTTTCACCGGGTCGCAGTAGAACTGCACATCCCCGTCCCACCAGACGGAGTTTCTGCCGTGCTTCGTGAAGGTCACCGCGTTGATGACCCGCGCCACCTGCTGCAGTGTGGGCTGTCCGCTGAAGGAGACAACCCCGCTCCCCCGCAGCCAGCTCTCCGCCGCCCGCACGGCTTCCTCCGTCTTCACCGCCAGCGGGATGGTCTGGATGTAGGAGTTGTATATGTCCTCGCCCTCCGCCAGGGTCAGCTCCCCGCTGCGCCCCGGGATGGTCACGTGCTGGATCCGCTCCTCCGGCCGGATGATGGGCGGCATCTCCCGCAGGCGGATGCCCATGTCCCGGCTGTTCCAGCCGTTCCAGGTGAATGAATAGATCATCTTTCCGCCTCCTTATGCGCCGTATCCGCTGTTCTTCCGCCGGTTGTTCCGGGCGATGCTCTCCGTCAGAGCGTCCACTTCCATGCCGTTGTTGAGGTTCACGTTCCCGAAGTACGTGTTGTTGTTGTAGGTATAGTTCCGGTTCTCCCGGGCCGTCATGACCCGCTCACCACGGTGCAGCACGCTCAGGTATCCGTCATACGGCACCCAGGGCAGCCCGTTGGCATGATTTCCGACTCTGTGGGGCCGCACGATGCTTCCGTCTCCGCCCCACCAGTTGCCGCTGACGCCCAGGTTTGCCCCGTCCACGCCCGTGATGTGCACGATCCCGTTGATATCCACCGTGCCCACCTGGTCGCTGACGC